TGTGCGTACTGTTCCATCGACATATTGGCGATATCCGCCGATGTAAATGTTTGCTGCTCCGTTGCGTTTTCCAGTGGCCCAATCGGGGTTGACCCCGTTGCCGGGACTCCCCTCAGGTTTTGCCGCTGAGGCATCGCCTGTTGGATGTTCTCAACAATAGCAGATGTACGAGCAACAACTGCCGAAATTGCGCTTTCAATCTCTTCTTCTGAATTTCCTTTAACGAAATCCATAAGTTCTGGCATGATGTTCTCTTGGTTCTCTGCAATTAACCGAGACTTGTAGGATTCCAATTCTTGGAATCGACGCTCTTGTTCAAGAAGCGCTTTTTGTGCATCAGCCTCGCTTTGGAGTGCGGAAAACTTTTCTTCCCACTCCTGCTGGGCTGTGTTAATACGCTGCTGAAACTCGTCTTCTTTCTTCATTAAGAGTTCTTTGGCGCTCATCTCTTCCTCTTCGCGAAGACGACGCTCTTCTGCTTCCTTTGCAGAGAGTTCTTCAGCAATACGCTTTTGTTCGTCACGCTCCGTATTAAAGATTTCAACTTGATCTTGCAACTTGGAAATCTTGTCGTACAACTTGTCCTTTTCTTGACGACGAATAGCCTCTACCTCATCTTGCGAGAACATACGCGAGTTAGGCGTGCGGTCCTGCGAGACAGCGGCTGCTTCGTCAGCAAAGGCTTGCTGTGGAGCGGGGGCGGGGTTTTCGATAGTGACAGAGTCGTCACCAGTGTTAATGTCAGTCATTACTAATACCTCACTTGGTCTTGCTTATATGTCTTAAATAGATTCCAAATAATTAACCGTTGTCAGGCACACGTCGTTGAGCCAAGTTGGCTCCGTATGCCCGCTGCACCAATTGATTTACTACGTCGCCGGAGGGGCTAATCCCCGGCATTACTCCCGATTCCTCTTCTGCGGAACCGGCAGATGTTACGTCGGAGCCGCCTGCGCTCCGCGTTTCTCCAGAAGGCTGAGCGCCATCCGGTGAGACCATTCCTGTGATAGCCATAACAGATGCTGCTATCTGTGCGTTAATCAACTCCAAAGCACCTTGATCCATTGCGTCGTCTCGAAGTTCTTCTGAGATTTCAGCCATCTTGTCGTTGGGGAACTCTTCTCCCAGTGCCCTCAAAGCACCACGCTTAGACTCAAGACCCATAGCCATCTTGGCTTGCAATTCGTTCAACTTGATCAACTGGTCAACAGGTAGCGGGTCAGGCCAGTGAATGGCTGTTCTATAGGTAGCGGGGTCGCGAGGGTCCAATATCTGTAACTGATCTGGTTCGGGGTATGTTGCCTCTGCCGGATTCCACTGAAGCGTCTCTGGTTCGTGAACAGCCTGTGTACGAATGATTAGTTCGTTCAACTGAATCAAGCCCTTAGTAAAGTGCGTCCGCTTCATGTAGTAACGGTTCATCATGGGCTGGTACTGAATGGCGAGGGCAACCCCGGAAGTATTAGAAATGGGCTGCGTCTTGCCCAGCGCAGTCTCTGGTACACCGGTGATTTCGTGCATGGCTTGCTTAATTAGTGCCATGTACTCCATAGCGCCAGCCATCTCACCTTTAGACTCTAAGTTATAGACACGAGCATCCTTAGGAAGACCTGCCCACACCTTCTTTGCTCCACGCTCCAACTGAGAAGCCTTTGCTCCAGTGATGATGGTCACGGGGGCGCTGTGGTAGTTGATGATGTCCGAGATCTCAGTGACCTTTTCGTTCAACTCGCGGTTAAGAGGGATGATGTCCCAAATGTCAGACTGACCCCACGGTGAAGAAGAAATGCTCACATTAGGAATGTGTACAACAGGAACTTTACCGATTGGGTTGTCGTACTGATCGATAAGTTCGTCGTTAACGTACTGCTCGATAGTTTCGTCAGTAAGAATCTCGGTAAAAGTGTAAACCTGACGAGTACCTTCAGGGCTGGTGCCCCAGAAACGGTACTTCAGTTTGAAGCGCAAAATACGGTCTCTGTCATGCGGGTGGTACTCAGGAAAACAGTAGGCTGGATTCAGAGGAATTAACCGAGTCTTCCCTTCCTGCACAATACCTAGGGCGTCTTCGTACGGAGCCTCGTAGGCAACCTTGACAAAGCAGTCACCAGTAATACCGGCTAACTGACCCATCTCCCACAGTACTTTTTCTTTATGGTTATCTACTTCCCAAACTTTCTGCAACAAGTAAGGAATGATTGCGGCGTTTGCTTCAGATGTCTTGAACTGAACGCCTTTACCAAAACAAAAGTTAGTAATGTAGTCTGACATGGTTCGTACGTAGTTAAGGGCGGTGTTTTGCTCACCCATCTCCCTACGATGAGACCAATGGTGCCCTAAGTACCAAGCCCAAGATGCCGCATAGCGGTTAAGGCGAGGACCATGAATCTCAAATTCCTCGTCAGCAAGTTCAACTAGACCAAGCGGAGAAATAGCGACCGTTAGGTCGCTAGAACTAGCCCTGTAACTTGGTGACCAGAAATCAATAGGCACTACGTGCTCCTGTCAGATGTACGTACACAACAAAGAATAGCAGACTACTTTTTAATACGACTGCTCTTTGTGGCTTTCTTTGCAGCAGGGGTGTTAGGAACATGCTGCTTTCCCTTCTTGTCACCAGCACGCTTTTTGTCGCTGGTAGCCTTATATTCGGAGGCACTTAACTTTTCGCGAGCCTTCTTCGGCATGTAACGCTCACCAGTAGCGCCCTTGCCCTGTGTGGAGTTCTTACCAGACTTGGTACCCCACTCTTCTTTGGTCCAGTTATCTAGACTCTTTTGAGGTGCTTTCTTTGGCATCAGTCCTTGTACCCTCCACCGGCTTCTTTGTAGCGCTTAGCCAGCATCTGTGCCTTGCGGGCTGACCACTCTCCGGCGTCGCCGCCTTTACTGCCAGCCTTGATCTCGTTGAAGAGGCGTTTGCGTAGGGCAGGCTTGGTGTAGTTACCAGCCTCGTTTACCTTGGACTCGGTCTTCTTCTTTGCTGCCTTCTTGGCAGGCTTCTTGGCAGCCATTATTTCTTTCCTCGGTTACGTGCTCGGTTAGTGCTGGAATCTTCGGCAACGATCTTGCCGTCTTTGGTATGGGACATATCCTTACCACCCTTACCCATAACACCCCGTTTGCGACGCTCAGAGGCGAGTTCGCGGCGCTTTTCTTTCTGCTCAGGCTTATCGTTGACCTTCTTGTCAGTAGCAGCCTTTTTTGCTTTAGCCTCAGGATTGTTCCTGTAGTACTGAGCGCTTTTGCGGGGGCTGTCCGTTTTACGGGGAGCCATTACCACTTCACCTTGTCTGCCCAGTATGCGGCGCTCATCTTGCCCTTCTTGATGTTGGCACCATGGCGGGCCTTAAATGAAGCACGCTTCTTTTTCATCTTGTCAGACTCTCCAGACTTCGGCTTTCCTGCCGTCTTTGCTCCTTGCTCACCAAAGCGGATCAACTTGACCTGATCGCCTTCCTTGGCCAGCACTGCGTGCGACTTCGTTGAGTGACCGGGGGTCTTCTTGGGCTTGTTGTAGCCCTCAAAGGTAATACCTCCTCGGGTGTACTTTGACTTACTGTCTTTATTTTCAGCCATGCCTACTCCTAAACACTCGTGCTCTTAACACGGTTCTCTGCTTTACTTGTACGACTATAGCCGCCGCACTTCTTACAATGTACTACTTGATACGAAGCAGTACGAGTATGAGCGAAACCACGCTTGACTACGTCATCATGCCCACACCTTGGACACGCTTCGGGGTTACCCCCATAGAGACCGCGATGAGGATGAGCCTTAATCCAAGGCAACAAACGTTCATACACCTGCTCTGTCAAAACAACATCTTGCATGTTGTACTTCTTCATGATTCGCCAAGCCTTTGCGTCACCTTTCATACAGGCTAACCACAAGTCAAAACCGTCGTGTTGAAGTTTGGAACCGATGCCCAATTCGGTGGCGATGTGCTGAAGTTTGTTGCTAGTAAATTTAAACCTCTGCTTAACCACGTTGAGGAGATCGATGTCTACATAAGGAGAAGGAGGGGGGTAACCCTCCAGAACAAACTCCCTATTCAGATGCTTCATGTCGAATGCTTTGCTGTTGTAACCAACTACCGCATCTGCTTCGTCCAATAACTCCCAAGCACGCCTCACCATCTCTGAGTGACCGTCGTGGTAGTCGCTAGCAAAGTAAACCTTTTTTTCACCGTGCCATTTAGCGGCCCAAGAAATAACAGAGCCAGTCTCCTCAATTTGGTTGAGGCCAACATTCTGATCCCAGAGACCCCAAACATAAGCAAGGTTGGGGCGGGTCTCTATGTCGATGGTTAGAATCTTTATTCCCAAGCGAGTCCTCCTTGGGTAGGTACACCTATACCATACTAGATGTTATGGGTGTCTTAGGTCAATAGTCCTCTACCATAGCCAGTAATGGTACTATGGCCTGTGGATATACAAGAGAGGTAAGTGTGGATAACTTCGACGACGCAAAAATCACCATGACAGGTCGCGGTTGCCGAGCGGTTGTGGAAAACATTGAAGCATTCTTTTCAGCAGACCCATCTGACCCCAATGGGGCTAGAGAGTCAACGGAACGCCTAGCGGCTGTAATGCTCATGTTTGACGACATCCTCCTAGGTTGCGGTGTACTCAGAGAGACCGGACCGGGGTGGGACGAAGAGCGAGAAGAAAACCCCTACTACCGTCAAGTCATCATCGGCTAGAACGACGGCAGTTGTCGTAGCCCTCAACAAAGCAACGCCGACGCTGGCTTGGGTATCCCGAAACTAGAGCGTAAGGAGCGACCGGCAAGGGTAAAGCACCTGTCTCAGTCAAACCATCGTCACTAGTCCCCAAGCCAGCGTCGGCGTCAGCAACGGGGGAGGAAGAGGAGGTGCCTCCTCCCGATGCAGTAGAACCGGCAGCGGTAGAACCGGCAGCGGTAGAACCGCCGCCTGAATTCATCAGCCGTCGACACGAACCGCGTTAGGACGGTTCATGTGTGCGCCAGAGTTGTAAGCGGTCTCGAAGCGAGGCATACCGTCACCAGCAACCG